ATTTATGATAAAACGTATTATAAAATTTTCTATTTTGTTTATTATAAATTTGAATAATATTTATTAAATCATTTTTATTCATTTTTCTAATAAATTTTAAATTTTTATTTGATAATTTAAATCCATTTTTGATTTTAGAACAAATAGAACGTTTCATAACACAAAAATCTACAATTGAATAATACAACGATGTTATACACTTTGTATTATTGTATATATACATACTGTTATAATATATAATTATACTGATAATAGTTGGATTATCTAGTTCTTTTATTCTATTATAGCCAGTTTGTTTTAAAATTGTAGTAGTTAAGTGTATATCTTTTTTAAAACACTGGTTATAAATGCCCCGTTAGGGGTTATCTGCTTTCATGTTACCATTACAGATTCTTGTCCCTTTTATAAATATCTTAGGACGATAGTTGGTAGTTATGTAACTTTTTACTATTTCTACCATATTCTTAGTTGCATTTTTATCCCGATTTATGTATTCATTCAACTTCTCATTTGCTTTACAAAGTAAAATCTTATGAACTTTCTTATCTTTTATGTATTCATTATATCTTTCTATATTCTCCTTTTTTAACTTTTCCATACTATATAAATATTTTATGTCTTTTTTTAAATTTTCATATCTACTTATTGAATTCTCACATTCTATATGATATTTATTATGAATTTTTGATGTTCTAAATTCATTTACTTCTAATGTTATAAAATTATTTTTTAAAATATTTGTATATCTTTTATTTGGCATTGGTTTTTGTCCTTTGATTATACCTTTTTCCATACTCCAATCACCTAATATTAAAACTACATCATTTCCAAATTTATTTTTTATATCATTTACTAATAATTTATCACTTCTCTTCTCATTTATAAATTGATGCCATTTTATCTTATTTAACTTCTCACAATCATATAATCTTATTAGTTGATGATATGTTCTCATCTTTTTATTATAATATTTTATAAAATTATTATAACTATTCGACGTCCTTCCTCTATTGTCTTCTTTTGATAGTTCTTCTTCTAATTTTACTATTTCTTCTTTTTTATATTTTTCTATTCTTTTTATTGCTCTTTTTCTTGATGTCCTATTTAAATGCAATGATGATGTATAATTATATCTTTTCTTTTGATCTTTTGATAACATTGTAAAAATTGAATTTAAACCTGGGTCTATTGTTACCCAATTTAATTTATCTAATTCTTTTAAATATTTTTTACTCATTTTATCTATTTTTAAATATTCTTTATTCTTATCCTTAAATAAATTAAATAATTCTTTCTCATTTTTGTTCTTCATTCTGTTGTATTTATTCAAGTCATCATTTAAAACTTTTAATTCTTTTTCTATTTTTTCATGTTTTATCTTATATTCTGGTGTTTTTAATGATTCTTTTTTTAAATATACTTTTGATTCTACTTTTTCTTTTCTTAGTTTTTTTTCCATTATTATTATTTTTTTATTTTCTATACTTACAGCCAATGTTAAAATTATTTGTTCTAATAATATATTATATTCTGTTGTTGAACTTGTATTTAAACAATTAAATAATTGGGTTATATCACCATTAAATTTCTTGTCAATAAAATTTTTAAATGAACGAGTTTTAAATTTAGTTTTAAATGTATTTTCTATTTTTAGTATGTCATTTAATTTTACAATAATACTTTTTTTAATAATCTCAATGTGACTTTTAGTTAAATCCTTGTCTTCAGTTTCATATTGTAGTTTTTCTGATTTTAATATTATTTTATTTAACAAGTTTTTAATTTTTTTTTGTTCAAAATTATTATCTTTAATAGATTTGTTGATTTTTTTATTTGATTTTTTAATTGAAGAAAATGTTTTATCATTTATTTCTTTTATTTCTTTCTTTTTTAATTTTATTAAATTTTTTGTTTTTTTTATTTCTTGATCTATTTTTATGTCTATATCTTTGTTTGCTTTTATTTTTACATCAATATCATTATTATAGTCTATTTGTAATGATTCAATGTCCCGATTATAACAATGTGTTATATATGCTTCTTCTGATTTATATAACTCAATATTATCATCTTTTAATTGTTTTAGTTTTATATGATAATCTGGATCATTTTTATCTAAATTTTGTTTTAGTTTATTTAAAATTATTTTATTTTTTTCTTTTAATGAAATTATATTATTATCTCTTACAATAGTTATTTTATTCTTATCGTCACTTATTTGTTCGTTCAATAAATTATTTTTAATCTTTTCCTTTTCTTTTTTATCATTAAATATTTTTTTATTTAACTTATTAGATTCAATTAACTTATTCATTTTTTCAATATCTCTCTTTTTATTATATTCAACTTTTTCATTTAATGTCATATTTTTTGTTAGTTCTTTGTTTAACCTTATTTGTTCTTTACCAGCTGTATGAAATTTTATCTTTTTTTCTTTATGTTTTTTATTTTCAAACATATAAATAATTTCATATCCATTTGTTTGTATTAAGCCTGTAAAAATATAACCTTTCTTTATAGATTTTTTAATAAAATCTGAATCAAAATTAAAGTATGTTTCAAATAGTATAAAACCATTTTCTGTATTATTATGATAATAATTTTTAATTTTATTTAATAAATATTTTGAATCAAGAATATCAACTAAAGCATGAATATTTATAGGTATAAATTTTGGAGTTAAGTTTGTTCTTAAAGGAATAATTTGATATTTTTTTTTAGATTTATTTTTTTCAAGGTTTAAATTCATAAAATGCATGTAAGGAATAAAAATATATGGATTCTTATTTAATTTTTTTTCTAAATCTATATTTTTTAACTCATTAAATTTGCTTATTATTAGTGGTATATTTGTTTTAATCCAATCATGAAAAATAGGATCTGAATTTAAAGTACCTTCAATGATATCATTAGATATAATTTTAATAATTTCATTAAACTTAAAAGTTTTATTCTCTTCAATTATATCATCTAATTCTTCATTATTTTTAACATAATTTTTAATATAATTAGTAAATATTTTAAAATAATTTTCAGTGCCATCTTTAATAGATGTGATACTGATATGATTACTAAAACTAGGAATTATTAATTTTTTATGTTCAATTATCCATTCATGAAATATTTTATTAGAATAAAATGTATTATTGATAACATCCTCAAATACTTTATTTATAGCATTGTTAGTCAAATCATCTTTCTTAAATTTTAGATTTAAATTAATTTTAATATATTCTTTAATGTATTTAGAGTAATTAAAAATAATATTATTTTGAATATTAGTTTGTATGTCTCTAGATAAAGCGTTAGTAATATGAATAATTGAACCAATATTGTCAGGACAACTAAATTTAATATTATTAGGTTCACTTTCAAATTTTTTATAAAATTCACAAAGTTTTTTTCTTAAAGTTTGATTGTTTATTTTTTTATTAAATTCATTAGTTTTATTATCATTATCTAAGTTATTATTTTCAAACTCTTTATCTTCTTTAAACTCATTATTATTTTTACCATTGTTTGTTCTAATAATTTTAAAACAATATCCAATAAATGATTCATTAAAATCATAAATAATGTTTTTAGGTGTAGTGTTATTTTCAATCGTATCTAAAAAAAATAGTTTGATCATATAACAAACTTGAGTATATAAAAAATTAATATCTTTAATTTTTTTATTTAATGTTTTACTAATATATTCATAATATTTTTTGTTGATTGATGTTGATAATTTGTCCTTAATTGAAAATAAATCTTTATAATCTTCAACCACTTTTATAATATTATATATATTTAATATTTTTAAATGATTTATTAAAAATTTTTAATTTTATCAAAACAATTGTTAAAAATATTAATAATAGAATTTTTGTTAATATTTTTTTTAAAATCTAATATAATATTTATAATATTTTTTTCAGTAAAATTATCACTTGATAAAAGTTGTATTCTTAAAAGTGAAAAAATATATTCAATTGGATTTAATTCAGAATGATATGGAATATTATAAATTACATTTAGATTAGAATGTTGTAAATACTTATTAAAGTTTTTATTTTTATGAATTGAAGCGTTATCCATAAAAATAGTGTTATTATTTTTATTTAGTTTTTTCATAAAAGTATTAAACTTATCTCCATTTAAAGGACCTAATACAAATGTAAAATCAATATAACCTTTTTTGTTAATACCCATACCAATAGTGTATCTTTTATTAGTTATTGATTTATTTTTAGTTTGAATAATACAATTAGTACCTTTTTTACTCCATCCTCTATATGGTTTAGCATTTAAATAAATAGCCATTTCATCATAAGAGACAATATTATTTTGATCAAGATTGGAAATAAGATTTTTTAAGTTTGATTTAAGTTGATCTAACTTATCATTAGTATAAGGTACATTTTTAACAATTAATTTTTTATATGTTAAATTATGTTTATGTAATACGAAATAAATAGTAGATTTACTCAATGAAAGGTTAAACGCATTATAAATATTTTTTCTAATATTTTTAACATTAAAATTATTATTTTTATCAATAGAATTAATAATGTATGCTTCAATTTTAGATGTAAGTTTAAGATTATTATATTTAAAATTACTTTTATATTTAGTAAAATCAAATGTTTTACTGGTTTTATTGTAATAAGTTTTAATCCAATTATATAAAGTATTTATATGAATTTTAAAGACCGAAGTAATAATATTACTTCTCTCCTTACCAATAATATTTATATTTTCAAGTTTAAAATATAAATTAATTGATGATTTTATAATGTGAATTGAATACATTTCTATATTAAAAATATATTTTATTTTCTTAAAAATATATTTTAATAAAAAGTTTATAAGAAGACCACCACAATTTTAAAACAAACTGACTATAACTTATGAATATTATGAATTTTCAGAAGTTATATCTCAATTTGATACTGGAATTTCACAGATTGGACAAGTAGATGAGAATTTATATATTTGTGTGAATAATAAAAATAGTTGTTTTTTACTTATTGATACTGAAGATTCTTAAAAAATATATTTATTATATATAATATATGATAAATAAAGATAAATACTATTGCTATGTTCTAAAATCGACTAATCCAGATTATCCAAATTTAACGTATAACGGTTCAACTAATAATTTAGTAAGAAGATTAAGACAACATAATGGTGAAATAGTATGCGGTGCAAAGGCTACCCGAGGAAGAGGGCCTTGGCAAATTTATATAGTATTAGAAGGATTTCAAAGTAGCAGAGAAGCACTAAGTTGTGAATGGCGAATTAAGCATCCAACTAATACAAAAATTAGACCATCTAAATATAATGGTGTTGAAGGACGAGTTAAATCATTTAATGAATTAATTTGTCTGGATAACTGGACGAGTAAATCAACTGGTCTTTGTTCAGGTAATGAATACAAATTATATCTACATCCTGAACATTTTGAATTAATTGATTTTAATATTAAAAAACCAAATCTTGAAATAAAAATTATAAATGATTTAGACTTCATACAAATATTTTAAAACCATATGATTTGTTAGCATATATCTTAAAATAAAACCAGTGAAGAATAAAATAACTTCCATTACATAATATTTGTCCCATGTTTCGCATTCTTTAGGTAATTCTGGTTTAAGAAATCCAAAGATTAGAGAGAGTAAAAGTCCGAGAAGGACAGTAATAATACCAAACATTATAGCTTGATAAAATGTCTTAGGTGAAGTATAAGAATCCATATAATGTATAATATATTTATATTATATAAAAATCTTTTCAAAAAATATTTATAATATTAATTTTATATTTTGCCGGAATATTTCGAGTAACTTTATCCGATGTTAAATACAATTCTAATTCAGTCTTAATAT